GGAACGGGTGCCTACCTATAAGGACCAGCAGGAAAAGCTGCGCGAGACCCATGAATTAACCCGGGTATTGCGTCGATCCAGACGCTCATGGTGTGTGTCATTAGCAGAACGACTAAGGCCAAATCGCTCTGAATCGTGGGATGCAAAGAATGTCATGGCGCTATACAGAGACCAGAGATTATTACCACGTACTTGGGCCTCATCAGTATACTGGTCATATAGCTTGTGACCCATACGATTAAGCCTGATACGTTCCGTAGAAGAATGCATATGACCAAGATCATCAGCATCCTCTTGTTTATTCGGGAGAATCTTTTCGATAAACCTAAGCGCATCGGAATTTTTCAGTGGCGTATTGGCCATGATGTTATAACGGGTAACTTGGTTTGAATACTGGGCCAATGCCTGACCAAGAATACCTTCCATGTTTGGGATCTCATGAGATCCTTTGTGAACCCGTTTGAATACGTCGAACTCACCATGGATCATTCCATTGGTGCAGAAGAAATCAATGGCTCCGAACAAGACCTTATTAGAACCGGAACCGTCAAAGCTATTGTCCACGATAATACGGAACCCCAATTTGGTCTCGTGTTTATCGTTCTTAATCTGGCGCTCAATATCGGGGAACACATATTCCCGCCAAGTCCGAGCATAGCCCCGGCTCTGATGGTTAACGACATGGTAGTTCTGATGGGGAAGCTCATTGTCAATGGCCCCTTCGACCTTGTCGAATACCTCTGGATTAGAGATAACCCGGAACTTGGAACCTACAATGCCAAGGACATTGTTTGTCTCAGGATGTAGGATTGCCTTGTGATTAGGGCATTCCCCATGAACCGTTGAAATGTTATGGACAACGGGTTCGAAATCGAGATCGATGACACTCATGATATTATTAGCTCCTTAAGCGGCCATGAAGGCCGTGTTAGTGTTTCAGATAAGAAATATAGTGGGATCAGGTAAACATCTAAGTCATATTGGTATCACTTTGATTAGCACCGTCTAGTTTGGTATTAAACAGATGAACGGGTATGTCGGCACCTTCCAGCTTGGTACGATACAGATTGGCACCTCTAAGATCAGCACCATTTAGATTGGCACCTCTAAGATCGGCACCTCTAAGATCGGCACCAATTAGATTGGCATTACACAGAACGGCACCAATTAGATCGACACCATACAGATTGGTACCTCTAAGATCGGCACCAATTAGATCGGCACCACTTAGATTGGTACCTCTAAGATCGACACCAATTAGATCTTGACCATACAGATTGGCACCTATAAGATCGGCACCAATTAGATCAACACCATACAGATTGGCATCGTCCAGATTGGCACCTCTTAGAATGGCATGATACAGATTGGCACCTCTAAGATCGGCACGATACAGATTGGCACCTATAAGATCGGCACCACTTAGATCGGCGTTACACAGATCGGCATCTTCCAGATTGGCACCTTCCAGATTGGCACCATGCAGATCGGCACCACTTAGATTGGCACCATACAGATTGGCGTCACACAGGTTCTCAGCTTCAACGGAAAACAAAATGTCGCCTGTGAATCTATGTTTTATTTCATATTCCATGGTAACAATAACCCCTATTAATGTTTCGGATAAGAAATGTTGGTGATCTCATGATCCCAACAAGCACGACATGTATCACACTTACCGCCTCGTGTATAGGCTTCACATGTAAACCCTACAGGCTCTGTAGAACTGTGAACCGTGGAAGTATGTGTGAACTTTGCATAAGTCAACGGGGGCTGGTCTATGTTAGGCGAAGATACCCTGATTACCATGTTGTCAGGGATAGGCTCATTAAAAGCCATGATAATCCGATACTCTTTTGTCGGAAGCCAGAACTTAATATCGGGTAATTGGGTAGCGATAAAGATCCAGTCACGAAGCATCTGGACACTCTGAATATCCCCGGCATCAAAGATCCGGAAATACTTAGATTCTTCTGGAGAATCTTGTGGGATTCGCTTCCTGATTAGCTCAATCATAGCGTTGCGCCATTTGATATTGTTCCGATTATAACCAGCGATCCGGTTATTATGGGACGTTACCACGGATTCATAAAGGTAATTACCCCGGAGTGCATAGCACTTATGGCATACAGAACCCTTGATCTTAACAAGGTTACCCCCGGTCTTACACAGTTTTGCACTGATACCCCACGACGGCCCCGGCATCTTACTGGGACGACCAAGGTCAGATCCCACATACTCTTTGAGAACTTTAAGTGTTGTCATGATTAGTGTTTCCCATATTTAATAACATAGCCGGGTAATTCGGGGTATTGTATTTCGATAGTACGATACTGGGGATAATCTTTGGCCACGTCCTTAATTGATTCATAAAGTCCGGCATTAACATTGTACATGCCGCCTTCCCCATGTCCACCGCATTCAGTACAAGAAACTGAATGGTCCGTAATCCATGGTCCGTTCTGATTAACAGATCCACGTCGAACCGTGTATTCCCCGGTTCCTTCGCATTGTTCGCAATCAAAGATGATGCAGTATTCCATGGTCACTTACCTCCAATTAAGTTTTCTAATTCAGTTTTGTTAGGCAAAGCCTCAATTTTAAGCCGGATCTTTTCCACATCAGAGTAAGTGAGATGCCCCAATACATCTGATGTAATAGGAGTGTCATAAGTTATTGCCCATTCATTATGGTCACCTTCAAGAACAGCCAGTTCCCATAAGCCTTCGACTCCACCATAAGAATACTTAGATTTTATGACACTTGCCCCGTAACCATTAGGGTAAAAGGTAAGTGCTTGTTCCAGTGTCTGTTCCGCAGATTCTGATTTAGGTTTCATGGCATAGCAATGGATGATGCGGGGTTCCGTTTTAGCAAACTCACAAACGTTACGTTCCATGTTATTTAACTCCCTTGATAAGATCATTTTCCATGGTCACTTCTGCAAAGAACTCACGTCCTAATCCGGTAATGTGGGGCCTATTGGCCACAATAATTACACCATTGGACTTGTATTCCGGACCAAAGATGCTGGTCTCGATATACTTCAGATGCTTACCGATGTTGGTCTTTAGTTCTTTCTTGGAAGGATAGGTCACTATCATTGTCATATCTCTGATCTCCAAAGAGTTAGTTATTCTAAACCTTGTTTAATCAGATATAAGATTATTATATATCTAGGTGACAAGGCTGGTTTCGATGAGCCAAGTCTGGCGGACCGCCAAGCCCTTGTCAAGCTTCTCGTAACCCCTTGTTTTTGCAGGGTTTTTCCCGGCACCGTGGCAAAAACCACACAGTCAAGAGGTTTTTTTCCGGCCATCTCGGCTGACTAAGGTACCAACCCTAGTGTTTCTTAAATATCACAGTCAATAGAAAAACTAATGTATGTTCTTGTCATGTTCTCATATGTTTATCAGGGGATTGTTCACGGTTTGTTCCAAGTTAAACAGGATGTTCACCTTTTGTTCCCCGAGTTTTATCAAAGTTTGTTCATGGTTTGTTCCACAACATGGGATATGTTCACGGTTTGTTCTTAAACACCATGATCAAAGGTTGTTCACGGTATGTTCTGAGGACATGTTCAGGTTAGTCTGCTAATAAAACAATAAATGTTCATTATAAAATCCATATGATCCTATATAAATAAAAATAGCCTGGTTGTTTTGAGAAAACCTGGTTGTTGTGAGAACAAAACAAGAATAGGAACCATGGGGAACAAACGGTAAACAGGACATAAAACGCCTTTATGCATTATTTATGGATCAGTCAACACAATAAGACATGCGTCTGACGCAACCCAGCCATGCAAAAAAAGCATGAGACTTTCGGAAAATTTCCTGTATATTTTGGATAGTCGGAATGATCCGGCGAACAACTAAGGATACTAAAACAATGGCTAACAAGAAAAACGCTTCGGTCGATATCGTCATCACTGTGCCCCTCACCGCATTTGAGATGGGCGCACCCTTAAAGGCTACTGGCGACATCCTCGCTGGCCATTGGGTTAATTTGAGCGGCAACGCTTCTGTTAGCATCGTGGGCTTGCCTGAAGGCACCGATCTTGTAGGTACTTTCAACGGTTTCAAAAAGTCCCTCACGTTGCGTCACGTCACTGAACGTGCCGAACCAAAAGCGGCCAAGGCAAAAGCCGAACGGCCAGCAGCGACTAAGCTTTTCGGCTAAGTTAAACCGCTAAACAGCCCGGTACTTTTCGAAGTACCGGGCGAAAGCTTGCCTAGTTTGTTCACGTTTTGTTCTTTATGGTTTATATCCGGGAGATGTTCACGGTTTGTTCCTTTGAAGATTTTCGGGAGGGAGTCTGGGGAAATGTTCAGGTTAGTCCTGAAGAACAGCGGAAAAGAAAAAGAGAGGGACCCCAGATCTCTCCGGGGTCCCAGTGATGGAGATGTCAACGATCTCTACGATGTCTACTCCAAAGACCTTCTCTTCTAGGCCAACATCCTGCTATCATGTCTCGAACGAGTATCTCAAGTGTTCTCATTGTTACCTCATTACATATGCGAATACCTTTGTACTGGTCCAGAAGAGCTTTGTACTTTGGCAGATCATTCACAATGAAAGCCACGCAAGGTCCGGGCTCTCGCATAAACTGCTGCATACGAGCGTGAAGTCTAGCCAATTCGGCTGCATCTTCGATAGGCATCATATCAGTCATATCATTCTCCTTGGTGATAGTCGGGTCCCGGGACAATCCCGGGACCCTAGTGATCAATCGACTGTGACAGAGAAAGATGTGTTAGAGAGAACCTCGTTAACGATATCTTCTATGTCTGAAACATGATCGGAAATATCGAAGACAGGCACGTCGGCTATTGCCTCTTCGATGATGGACGTGAGACGCATTTCCATCTGCACTTCGATCCGCTCATCCACAATATCTTCGATGAACGTTTTCAAGAAACGGATCAAGTTTTCGGCTGAATATTCAATCTTTTCATCCATGGTCTAAGACCTCCTATGGCGGACCTTGATTGATCCGATGTATGGACCATCTCACAAAACCATGATGGGTGTCTATAAAAAAATGCACCTAATTCAAATTATTTTGTACCTTGTTTGTTCTTCCCGTGATTGTGCTAGGGTCTGTACTCCATTTGTTCTTCCCGTGATTGTGCTAGGGATTGTTCCCTATACGTTCCCCAAGGTAAAAAGCAAAGCAATCGCTGTGCTAATCCAACCCACATCGCCCGAGGGGGAGGGGGAAAAATGCCCCCGTCTGCTTCTGTTATAACACCCCACCCCCACATAATTTCAAAATTTCAGACTTTACATAGAACAACATCTTACAAAGACCCCCCTTATGTTTTTTCTGAGCTACCCCCACCCCCAAAAATTTTTCATAATTTGCACATCGGTGTTATCCTCGATATGAAAATAGAGGGGTCTCCTATGGAGCTGCTAGAATCAGTTGGATCATTGTGGCCCATTGGGGTATCGTTCATAACATTGGTTATTGTCCTCTCCAAAATGCACGCTGAAATCGATATCTTGAAAGAAAAAGTAAAGACATTATTTGATCTATACAACGACATGCGTTCGAGTAAGAAAGACAAGTGACCGAATGAGTGCCCCTCAGAAACAACCACGTCAAAGCAGGCATCTCCTTCTCCAGTTCAAGGGGACCACACTGGCTGAGCTAAAGGAACTTGCATCTATCCATTCCAAAGCGGGTCATCAGATGCAGCAAACCATCCGTGACCGTAGGATCACACACGACCCTGATTCCGGAAACCCTACCGGTGATTTCTCTGAACACTACGCACCTGCTACTCTGGGTCTCATACGAAAAGAAATTTACTACCGTGAGCGATTCGGCGGAACCACGGTCTCGGAAAAATACCCAGAGATTTTCACCGTAAAAGGCCCCAAAAGCCCCCAAGCGATAAAAAAACAGGATAAGAAATTGTTGAAACAATATGATAAGTACCTAGAGACAAAGGATCTGGACGGACCAAAGTTTTATCAGAACGGTTCCTACAAGGACATCACCCGTGTCACCCTGAGCAACGGACTGACCATGCGAGAAGAAAAGTTTTGCTTGGCCTACATTGCCACCGCAGATCCTATTGAAGCATGGATAAAGTCAGGGTATGATCATAGTTATCCAAACTACGATGTCCATGCACGTATGTGGGTCAGGCAACCAAAGATTCAGGAAAGGATCAACGAACTAATGGAAGAAGCAAAGGAAAAGATGCGTTGGAGCGCTGACAAGGTACTGGACAGATTCGACGAAATCTATAAAAGCTCCATGGCAGAACAGGATCACACGAACGCTTCCCGTAGCATGGAACAGATCGCCAAGCATCTTGGTATGTTCATTGACCGGTCAGAGTCACGGGTCGGCAATCTTGACAGCATGAAGACCGAAGACATCGACACCGACATTTCAAAGCTCGCTGACGTTGTCGGACTCAAGGTTGTCAACGGTGGAAAAGACTAACACTGTGTCTTTGGCATTTCGGTCACACACAGACATCGAGGGCATGGACCTACATGATTTCAAAGATTTCCTCGGAATCTCTTCAACAGTGCCTGTAGTAGGATCACACATACTACAGGAAGACATCCTTTCAGCCGAGGGCCTACGTCTATTGAACGATGCCTTCATTTCCACCAGCATGGCGATCACGGTCTTCGGACAATCACCTGTTTTTCAGAACATCTCCCCCGAGTATAACTTTGCCCGTGGTTTGGTCTATGATCTTTTCATGTCTAATCTGTCGCTCTACAACGAACTCTGCACATTGATCCATCGACAGACCCCTTCTAAACACGAGATAAACTAACTCATCCCCATACGAACATGATAGCAACAAACGAAACCACAAAAGAAAAACTCCGTGATGTCCTTCTGGAAAAGATGGTATCTCAGTCGAGATCAGATTTTTTCACATTTACAAAGGCCATCGCCCCAATCCTTATCCCCGACTTTGTCGTGGGTAAACACATCGAAGTAATCTGTGACACCCTACAGAAAGTCTCGGAAGGCGAGATCAAACGGCAGATGGTCTTCCTACCACCACGGTCATCAAAGTCTCTCCTATGTTCCAAGATCTTTCCAGCATGGCACATGGGTTTACACCCTGCCCATCAGATCCTGTGCGTGTCTCACTCCGACCGTCTCGCCACCGACTTCGGTCGATCAGTCAGGGACATTGTAAATGACCCCCTATTCTCGGTAATCTTCCCCGGTGTATCCCTCAGAAAAGACGTACGGGCCGCAGGCAAATGGGAAACAAACCAGAACGGTGTCTACTTCGCCGCCGGTGTAAAGTCCCAGATCGCTGGACGTGGCGCTCATGTTGCAATCCTTGACGACGTAATGTCCGAGGAAGACGCATTCTCCGAAGCCGGGCGGCGCTATGTAAAAGACTGGTACCCTGCGGGCCTAAGAACCCGCATGATGCCCAACGGCGGAATTATCATCATCAACACCCGGTATCACGAGGACGACATCTGTGGCTGGCTCCTCCGAAACTCGGACGAGGACGACTGGAACGTCCTCAAGATCCCTGCATGGATCGATGAAGAATCCTCAAAAATCCTCAGTCTCCCTGTCGGCTCCTCATATTTTCCCGAATGGAAAACCACAGAATCTCTGAAGCTCGACGAAACCGAGATCAAGAAGTACAATGGCACCCGCTACTGGGAAGCCCTGTACATGCAGAACCCTGTCCCTGCCGAGGGCGGTCTCCTGAAAAAAAGCTGGTTCCAAGAATGGGAACACGACGATCCCCCGGAATGCGACTTCATCATCCAGACCT